GAGCGCCTGCTCAACCTCGACACCTTCACGATGGCGAGCTGCGGCGACTGGTTCCACTGGGACGACGACGCCACGCCGGATAACCCGATGCTGGAGGACGGCGCGGATGCCCGCGAGGTCCGCTCGGTCGGTGACCACCAACTCTACTGCAACGACCCGTGGCCCAACGTCCGCGTGGCGGTTGCCTGAAAGGAGCGATGAATCATGGCAACCGATCGCGAAATTCTGAAGAACCAGCAGCTCGGGGCGCTTGTCACGACGGACGCAAGTTCGCCGCGCACGGCCATCGAGGACACGCACCGGCACTCCCGTGACTTCATGAAGACCGGAACGGAGAACGCCGCGACCAACGTCGCGTCGACCCTCATGTTCACGGTCAAGCGGAAGTCCAAGACGCGTGCGGTCAACTACCTCACCGGTACCAACGTCGCCTCGAACGCGTCGAACTACGTCGTCATCACGGTCCAGAAGCAGACCGCGGGCGCCTCGGCGACCACGGTGGCGACGTACAACACCGCTCCGAGCGCGCAGGGCGCCATCACGACGAACATTCCCGCGGCGTTCAGCGTGGTAACGAACACGGACGGCACGCTCGCGGCGGACGACACGCTGCACTACATCGTCGAGAAGTACGGGACCGGTCAGGCTGTAGCCATCGGCACGTTCACGTTCGACGGCGAGGCGGTGTGACATGACCGAGCCGCTCATGGACGCGGCGCCGATGACGAACGTGTACACGGAGCATGTTTTCAAGCCCCGTGTCACGTTCGGAGCCGGCACCGTCTCGACCATCCGGAGCAAGGACGTCGTGGTCACCAGACCGTCGGCGACCACGCTCGTCCTGACCTTCCCGAAGCCGTACGCGGAGATCACCTCCTTCAAGGTGGGGACCAAGGCCGCGACGTCGACTGCGAAGATCGACTGGATCATCACCACCAACGCGATCGACACCACCGGGATCGTGACGCTCACCGCGATCGACACGAACTCCGCAGGGACGGCAACGGCCCCGGCGGACGGTGATGTGGCCTACATCGAAATCGGCGTGAGCTGCGACGTGCTCAACGACCGGTTTACGGACTCGACGGCATGAAGGGCCTTGCGCTCATCATGGGTGCGGCAAAAAAGCCGCCGCCTGACGAGGAGAGCGCCGAGGATGAGGACTCGGCGGACGATTCGGGAGGCTCCGAGATGGAGTTCGCCCGGATCGCCGCCGATGCCTTCGCCTCGGGCGACAAGGAAGCTGGCGCCGAGGCGCTCGTGAAGACCATCAAGGCCTGCATGGGCGGCTACGGGCCGAAGGAGTGAGGTGATCCGGTGGCGCTGACGCAGTCGCAAGCCGAGATTCGCGCGAACGTTCGCAAGTTCGCCAACGTCCAAGGCACGACCGCGCTCCTGCGCCATCCGGACGCCGACCTGAACGACTACATCAACCGCGCACTCGGTTCGCTGCATCGGCGGCTCACTACCGCCATGCCGGACCAGCGCATCCTGTCGTCGACGCTCATCGCGACCGAGGCCGACGTGTCGACGTACGCGCTGCCGGCGCTGTTCGACCACCTCATCTCGCTGGAACTCACGGTCAGCGGCCACAAGCACTGGCTTCAGGCCTACGAGATGCACGAACGCCCGATGCTCGCCTCGTCGGACACCCAGACGACGGGCATCCCGTTCGCCTACCGCCTGCGCGGCGGAAACATAGAGTACCTCCCGACCCCGGGCGGAGCCTACTCATCGCTGCTCTGGTACGTGCCATCGGCTACCCAGCTCACATCGAGCGGTGCGGTGTACGACACAATCAGCCGGCTGGACGACTTCCTCATCGCGTACGCCTCGCGCGTCATCGCGGTCAAGGACAAGAACTGGGACCTGGTCGCGGCATGCAAGGACATGCTGGCCGAGCTCGACTCGGAGATCGAGGTCCTCGCCCGCAACCGTGACCGCAACAGCCCGCCGCGCGTGGTCGACGTCTACCAGGCCGACCGCTGGGGGCGCGCCAGCCGGAGGCGCTACCGGTGAGCGCGAACCTCCGCAGAGGTGACGTGATCCAGCTCGACCGCAGGGCCGAGCCTGACGAGCAGGTGACCGACGAGGACGCCAAGGACGCCGGGCGCCTCGCGCGCGTCCTGATGCGCCTGCTCCGGGACGTCGCGATACTGCGACGACGCTGGGCGCCTCGACGTGTCGACTTCGAGGACGTGGAGGTGGATGCAACCGCAACGGTGTTCTACCGATTTCCGCACGACTTCAACGGCCGAGTGCGCTGGTGGGTCGTCGACTGGTCCGGCGGCGCAGCCCCGTCCTTGCTGAGGGATGGCAGGTCCGACCAGAATGCGCTGGTCCTGGTGTCGACGTCCGCGGGAACGGCCACCATTCGCGTCGAAGAGGCGGGATGAGCACCCCTCCGCAGCTCATTCAGATGGCGTTCGCCGCCGGGCTCGACGAGAGCCAGGAGGATGAGATCCTTGACCCCGCAGCCGGCTTTCTGACGCTCACGAACGGGCGCCAGGATCTAAAGGGCGGGTACTCGAAGCGTCTAGGATTCACGTCGCTCGGCGCAGGGCGCCTGGACGCGACCTCGCGCACCACTGGCAATGCCCTGCTCATGCATGGGGAGGTGCCCTGCGTCATCGACGGCACCTACCTGGACTCGTGGAGCGCCGCCGCGTCGGTCAACGTCTCCCACGGCCGCGTGCCTGAGGCTGCTGTCACGACGCGGCCAACGGCCACGCTGGCGGCTGATACCGGCTACGCCACCCTGCTCGATTGCTGCGTGACCGGCGGCTACATCGTCTACGCGCACTCGACGACCGAGGCGGCCTCGCTCGGGACCGGAAGCTTGGTGCTTACGGTGGAGGATGTGGAATCGGGCGCCGTGCTGCGCGCTCCCGAGCTCATTTTCACCGCAGATCCGGTCGGGTTTGGCGGAGTGGTCTGCGCGCTCGCGAGCTACTCCACCTTTGTCTTCGCGATCTACCTCGATGACCAGAGCCCCGGCATCTACGTCAAGTACCTGAACACGGCGAGCCCGAGCACGATCAACACCGGCTGGGTCACCATCGGGGCGCCGACGTTCGTCGTGGACAACGCCATCGGCGGGGCCGGCGCGGATTCGCTGTCTGCGCAGAGTCTGAGCAACCGCGTCGCGTTCGCCTACGCGAACAACTCCGCAGGTGCGTCGCGCGTCACCGTCTGGACCATCAACACTGGCGGCGCCATTCAGTCGACGACCATCAACACGTCGTCGACCACCCCGAATCTCGTCACGGTCGCGGGCGACCAGACGGACACGCTCTGGGTCGCCTGGGACGAGACCACGAGCATCAAGCTCAAGGGCCTGAGCCCCGGCACCCTGTCGACGGTCCTCGCGTCGACGGCGACGATCCTGACGCTCTCCTCTGCCGGACCTTCGGCCATTGGCGTCGTATCGAGCGCCACGTCGGGCAAGGGGCGCATCATCTCCAACGACGGCGGCACCTCCGGGCGCCTCCAGATGCGCAACTTCAAGACGAACGCGGGCGCAGCGGCAACTGACGGCTCGCAGATCACGGTCCCGAACGCCTTCGCCGCGGGGCGGCCGTTCCGGGTCGAGACGCGGTACTACGCGCTGTTCGCCCCGGCGCCAGGGAACGTCAACAACACGCAGCAGGCCTGCGTCCTTTGCGACTTTACCGATGACCAGACGTGGCTGCGCCCAGTCGCGAACCTTGCGCCGAGCCTTGCGACGATGGCGCCACGGGCTCGGATCGAGTCGATCGGATCGTCGCGCTACGTCACGCCGATCATGGTCGCGACGAGCGGCGCCGCGCGCGCCACCGTCCTCTGTGCCTTCGACTTCGCCGCTCGCAGCAGGTGGCAGTCGGCCACGTTCAACGGGGCAACCTTCCTGTCGGGCGGCCTGCTGTCGTACTTCGACGGCGTCCGCGTGGCCGAGGTCGGCTTTGTGGTGCGGCCCCCGAAGCCGACGACGACGAACGCGGGCACCGGCATCACCGGTAGCTTCCGCTACGTCCTCGTGTATGAGGAGGTCGACGCGAACGGCAACTGGTGCGTGTCGAGCATCAGCGATCCGAGCGCCGTGGCTACCGTCACGAACAAGACGATCACCGTCACCGTGCGCCCCTGCTCGATCACCGCGCGCCAGCGTCGGACGGGCGGCGGCGAGGTCCGGATGGCGCTCTACCGGACCCACAGCCTTGGCGAGGCCCCCTACTACCGACTGACGACGCTGCCGAACGACACGAGCGCCGCGACCACGACCTACGCCGACTCGACGGCGGACGTTACGGCAAACGGCCAGCTCTACTCCCCGACCCTCCCGGGCAGCGGTAGCGCGCAGGACCGCCGGGCGCCACCGTTCTGCCAAGCCCTCGCCGCCGGCAACGGGATGCTCGTCGTCGCCTCGGGGTCGGACCTCTGGTGGGCGGGCCAGGCGGTCAGCGGCGAGGGCACGTGGTTCAACCCGGCGTTTGCCGAGCCGGTCGAGGGCCATGGCGACGTCACGGCGATCGCCTTCCAGGACGGCACGTTCTACATCTTCAAGCGTCGCAGCATCTACTCGGTGGCCGGCGAGCCTCCGAGTGACAACGGCGCCGTCGGAGGCCTCGGGACGCCGCGACAGCTTGCCAGCGACGTCGGGTGCATCGACCCGGCGAGCGTCGTCGTGACGAGCGCGGGCATCTTTTTCCAGAGTGAGCGGGGGATCGAGATCCTGTCCCGCGGCGGAGCGGTGTCGTGGATTGGGCAGCCGGTGCAGCGGACCGTAGCAAGCTACCCGATCGTGACGGGCGCCGTGCTTGACGTTCGCAACTCGCTGGTGCGGTTCTCCCTCGCCGACTCGACGAGCGGAGGGCGCGTCGACGGCTCGGGGCGCGACGTCATCTATGATCTGTCGATGGGGATCTGGGTCTCGGTCGACAGCAAGCGCGTACCGGTCTCGGGCACCCCGTCGCAGGATGCAGCCATGGTCCTCGTGGACGACGTATGGCGCTACGGTTGGTTGAGCGCCGAGGGAGTCATCTACTACGAGCGGCTGCGCACCGACTCGAATGCGCATCTCGACGGCAACACCTTTGTCGGTCGCGTCGCTGAGACCTCGTCGATCAAGCCGAGCGGCATCCAAGGCAATGTCGCGCTGAATCGGGTGTTGGTCATGCTCCGGAAGGCGACTGACCACGACCTGAAGGTCTCGCTTTCCTACAACTACGAGCAGTCGTTCCGAGCCCCGCGCGAGTTCACGTCGGAGGAAATCGCGGCACTCCTCGACGACGGCTGGCCAATCACCCAGCTGAAGCACGAGCCGCACGATGACGCAGAGTGCCAGTCGTTTCGCGTCCGACTCGAGGAAGTGACGCCGACGGGCGACTCGCCGGATGTGGGCAACGGCAAGGGCAGCACGTGGCTGGCGCTCACGTTCGACGTCACCCCGAAACCAGGCGCCTTCGAAGTGCCAGAGGAGGCAGCGTAATGGCCATCAGCGGACTCGGCGATCTCGTCTCTACGTTCTTTGGCTCGAAGAACGAGGAGACCGCCAAGAAGGCGCAGGCGGACGCCTACAAGGTCAACGGGGACGCCTACGAGTACGGCGGGCGCCCCGGCGGCGCCGCCGAGGCTGCGGGCC